GCGGGGTTGCGGCCGGCGCCGGGGGACGCGACGTGGCCGCGGCTGATGACGGTTCCGCACTCCCGGGCGACAGGGTCGCTCGGCGGGGAGTTCACGGCGTGGGCGCACGAGCGGTCGGGGTACCGGTTGCGGTGGTGGCAGCGGCTCGTCGCCGCAAGATTGCTCGAGCATGATGATCTCGGGCGGCTGGTGTGGGAGACGATGGTCCTGTCGATGGCCCGTCAGCTCGGGAAATCGTGGCTGCTACGGGAGCTGTTGTTGTGGCGGATTCATCAGGGCGAACGGTTCGGGGAGCCGCAGGACGTGCTGCACACCGGCAAGGACCTGGCGGTCTGCAAGGAGGTGCAACGGTCAGCCCGTCTTTGGGCGAAGGCCAGGCCGGCGTACAAGGTGCGGGAGGTCAACGGCCAGGAGGAGATCGAGCTGCTCTCTGACGGGTCGCGGTGGATGCTCCGCGCCAAAGAGGCGGTGTACGGGTATTCGGTGTCGTGCGGGGCGGCGGATGAGGCGTGGAAGGTCCGCGCGTCGTCGATCGAGGAGGGGATGACCCCGACGATGGCCGAGCGCGAGCAGCCGCAGCTGCTGCTCGTCTCGACGGCGCACCGGTTGGCGACAGCGTTGATGCTGTCGCGCCGGCAGGTCGCGCTGGCGGACCTCGAGGGCGGCGACGGGGATCTTTTGATCGAATGGTCGGCGCCGGCGAGCAGCGAGCTCGACGATGTCGGGACGTGGCGGCTGGCGTCGCCGCACTGGACGCCCAGGCGGGCGCGGCTGATCTCAAAGCGCTATCAGGCGATGCGCGACGGCGAGACCGTCGATCCTGAGGAGCCCGACCCGGAGCAGTCGTTTCGGGCGCAGTGGCTGAATCAGTGGCCGTCCAAGCGGGCCGACCCGCCCGGCGCGCTGCAGGACCTGCTCGCGCCTGGCCTGTGGGCGCAGCTGACCGACCCGGACCTGGCGGGTGACGGGCCGGTGTTCGTCGCCGTCGAGGACGACTTCGGGCTCGGGGCGGCGGTCGCGGCCGCGTGCGTGCTCGACGACGGGCGGCTCGAGGTCGACGGGTGGCTGCGCGACGACTGGGACTCCGCGATCGGCGACCTCGAGCGGCTCGCGGAGATCCGCGAGATCCGCGAACTGCACGTCGGCGCTTCGCTGCTTGACCGGCTGCCGGCGGGCGGGGTGCTGCCGGCGGGGCGCCCGGCGGTCGCGGCGCAGGCCCGCGCCGGCCTGGCGCTACTCAGAGACCTGAGCGTCAACGGGCGGCTTGTGCACGATGAGAGCACCGGGGAGCTCGACGCGGCGTTGGGGCTGGCGCAGGTGCGTGAGACGTTGTCGGGGTTGTATCTGGTGGCTCGCGGGCCGACGCATCTGGTCAAGGCGTTGGCGTGGGCGGTGCAGGCGGCGCATCGTCCGGCGAAGGTTCCGGCGGTGTACTGAACGGGTAGGCGTGGGCCTGGATGCCTGTCGGCCCGTTGTATCTGCTTGCGTATGTGATCGTGTTCGTGATCCTGGTGCTGCTGCTGCTACGGCTGCTCGCCGTCGCCTAAGTTGCCGTAAGACGCAGTTATCGCGCGTTGGTCAGAGTCCAAACGCGCGGCTGCATCCCAGATGCAGGGCCGGACTTGCGCACTAATCCCTTCCTGACGAGCTGATTGCCGACACGCACCACATCCTCGTTGTTGAAGCCCGTGCGCGGCCCCTTCAATGTGCCGTCTGCGATCAGCGTTTCGCGGGCTAGGGTGCGCTCATCGCCCATGCGGGCCTGCTCAATCAGCGCCTCATCCCAGCGCGAGTCCCAACGTCGCGCCCGCGCTCGCCGGTCAACATCGGCATAGTCGGTGTGCTCTTGTGCCGCTAGTGCCCACACGCGGGCGGCCACCACAAAGCTATCGGCAGGTCCATCGGCCAGCGCGGTAAGCATCCGTCGCTGGGCTGGCGTGAGTGTCGTTGCCTGGGTAGTCATATCGCCGCTTATCGGGCGCATCCTAAAAGCAGTTGCGGTTGAAGCCGGGCAGGCTCCAGCGCCAGTAGGTCTGCCAGCGTGTGCGGCGGGTGATCGTGATTTCGCCGTGCCCCTGCCAGAAGCACTGGCCGCGCTGGCCGATGACGGTGCACCAGAAGTGGTTGCGGCCTTCCTGGTCGCAGTTGGCGACGAAGTCATAGCCGGGATAGTGCCGGGTGGCGTACTGCTCGATCTTGTTCCCGGCCCAGAGCTCCTGGCTGAGCGATGCGCTGGCGGCGGCGGGGATGATCGCGGCGAGCGCGACGATCGCGCCCAGGACGGCGATAAGGTTGCGTGGTCTCACGACAGCTCCTGTCTGTTGTGGGGTATTGGCCGGGGGCGTTCCACATCCGCCCTCGGCCTAATCTAACGGCCGCCGAGCCTCGAAACTAAAGCGAACCTCCCCGAACGGCCAGGGGAAACCTAGCCGGATGGCCCGAACATGCGGTTAGGCTGTGGGCGTGGGGTTGTTCAGCCGCAGCATCCGCCCGCCGGACGAGATCCCGAACGCCAACGATCCCGCGACCGTCCAACCCGCCACCGTCGGACCGCCATCCGCCACCGCCGGGGATCCGCACGGCGTGACCGTCGACCAGCTCGACACGGCCGGCGGCTCGCCGCCGATCATCACCCCGTCAGCCTGGGCGCGATGGCCGGGCGACTGGTGGCCGCCGAACTGGGGCGGCACGTTCTCGAGGCTGACAGACACCGCCTGGACGTGCATCGACCTCAACAGCAGCCTGCTGTCGACGATGGACCCCTACCTCGTCGACGCCGCCCCCAGCCTCGACTCGGGCTGGCTGATCAACCCCGACCCGGACTTCTACACGTCCTGGTCGGATTTCGCCAAACAGCTGTTCTGGGACTATCAGCTCGGCGAGGCGTTCGTGCTCACGACCGCCCGCTATCAGACCGGCTGGCCCGCCCGCTTCCACGTCGTCCCGCCGTGGTATGTCAGCGTCGACCTGCAAGACGGGATGCGCCGATACATGATCGGCGCGATCGACGTGACCGCCGACATCCTCCACATCCGCTACCAGTCGACGATCATCGACCTGCACGGTCACGGCCCATTGGAGGCCGGCGCGGGGAAGGTGATCGCCGGGGAGATCCTGTCGCGGTACGCGTCGGGGCTCGCGAGCTCGGGCGGGATCCCGAGCTCGGTGCTTGTTTCCGAAGAACGATTGACCGACGCCCAGGCCGACTTGCTGAAGGCAAGATGGGTCCAGGCTCGTCAATCCGGCCTGGGAGAGCCCGCCGTGCTGTCGGGCGGGATCACATGGAAGCCGACGCAAATGAACCCGCGGGACATGGCGCTGATCGACCTGCTGTCGTGGACCGACGCGCGGATCGCGGTGATGCTCGGCGTCCCGCCCGTCCTCGTCGGGCTGCCGTCCGGCGGCGACCCGATGACCTACAAGAACATCACGATGCTGTTCCAGTACCACTGGCGGGCGGGGCTGCGACCGAAGGCCGAGACGGTCACCGACGCGCTGTCAGGCTGGCTGCTGCCCAGGGGCACCGAGATCGAGCTCAACACCGACGCGTACATCGAACCCGAGCCGCTGGAGCGCGCGCAGACGTATCAGATCTACAACCAGATCCGCGACGATCCGACGGGACCGCCGGTGATGACCGTCGCGGACATCCAGGCCGAGGAGCGGATCGGGGGGACACAATGACCGCGACGACATTGGAGGTCGGCGGCGAGCGGCTGCCGGGACTGTGGGAGCGGCAGCTCGACACCGGCGAGATCGTCGACGTCAACTTCCCCAAACGGATGATCGAGCTGGTCGTGATCCCCTACGACACCGAGGCGCAGGTTCCGCACCCCACCCGGCTTGACGGGCCGATGGTCGCAGAGGTGATCGGCCGCGGCGCGTTTGACGGGATCGAGAAGCGCCCCAACCGGATCAAGGCCAACCGCGAGCATCAGGTGCTGCACACGTTCGGGAAATGCCGGGCGCTGTACCCATCGCGTGAGAACGGGCTGGTCGCCGAGGTCGAGGTCCGTAACACGCCGCTGGGCGACGAGACGCTCGAGCTCGCCTCCGGGGGGTGTCTCGAGGCGAGCGCCGGGTTCAGCGTCAAGCCGGGCGGCTGGCACTGGGAGACGCGCGGCAGCCGCTACCGCGTCGACACGGCATGGCTGCGGCACGTGTCGCTGGTGTCCGAGGGCGCGTACGGCGAGGCCGCGCCGGTGCTCGCCGTCCGCACGCAGCCCGCCATGACGGCCGAGCAGGCGGCGATGCCGCGTCTCAGCGGCTATCTCCGCGACCAGCGGCTCGCCGAATATCGCGCGCAGGAGGCCGCGATGGACGCCCGCTGGCAGGTCCGCCCGCCCGGGCGCTAGGATTCCCGGTCAGCACCGAACTACCTGCCGTCGAAGACCGCTGGGCGGGCCGGCAGATGCGGGGGACGTGCAAAAGCTAGCTAGCGACAGTTCCCTGTCCGCTTTTGCATTGAAAGGACCCCGCTGTGCCCAGACCGACAGATCACATGCTCGCCACATACGTGGCCGAGATCGAGGAGCGTCGCGCGTTCATCGACGGTGTCGTACAGGCCGCCCAGGAGAAGGGCGACGACCTCGGCGACGACCAGAACGAGATGATCACCCGCGCGTCAGAGCGGATCAAGCATCTCAACGAGCAGATGAAGCCGCTCGAGGAGTCCCGCCGGATCGGCGACGACTCCGCCGAGCGGATCGCGCAAATCTCAAAGTACCTGCAAAACGACGACCGGCCGCGTCAGATCGAATACCGGTCCGCCGGCGAGTACGCCGTCGATCTGTGGCGCGCCGGGCTCGGCCAGGAGGACGCCCGCCACCGCCTCGACACGTACAACCGCGCGGCGGCGCACCAGACGACCGGCGACAACCCCGGGCTGATCCCGACGCCGATCCTCGGGCCGGTCGTCAACTTCATCGACTCCGCCCGCCC